AATGTCCATGCAACTACGGCTGGATATCAAGTAATCGGAGATAGATTCGCCTCTGCTTTGCTTCCACTAATGTTATAAATAATGGGAGATATAAATTATGAAATCAGAAAAGAGTTAGATGAAATACTAGCTCTACATATTCAAGAAGAAAATGCTAAATTTGAACGACTCTTTGCTGATATAAAAGAACTTAGACGTGAGATGACTGCCTTCACTGAGGCTTGGCAACAAGCTAAAGGAGTAGTTACTTTCGTTAAATGGGTAGTTAGTATTGCTGGTGGTGTTACAGCATTCTTATTCTTTATAAGGGATCATATTAAATGACCAGTGGGACAACTACATTCTCTATTACCAGAGATGATATTATTAAAGGTGCTTTGCGTAAGATAGGTGTAGTTGCTCAAGGCGAAGTACCAACAGCAGATCAATATACTGAGGGTGCCTTTGCCCTTAACCTACTAGTGAAGGCATGGCAGGCTGATGGAATGCCTCTATGGGCATTACGTACTACAACCATACCACTTACAACAGATGTAAATAGTTATGAGATTGGTACGGGTAAGACGGTTAATACGGACAAGCCACTTAAGGTTATACAAGCATGGAATAGAAATACTACATCTAATGTAGATGTTCCTATGCGTATTATTACTAAACAAGAGTACTCCATCTTAGGTAATAAGACGACATCAGGGAATCCTATACAAGTGTATTATGAACCACTACGTGATAGTGGTATTTTGCATGTATTCCCAACACCGTCAGCAACGGACGCGGCTGCGCAACAACTATATATAACACATCAACGTCCATATGAGGATTTTAATGCTTCTACAGATACCCCCGACTTTCCACAAGAATGGTATATGGCTGTTCTATATGGTCTTGCAGTAGCTCTTGCCTCTGAGTATGGCTTACCTATAGATCAACGGCAAGTACTTGGAAGAGAGGCTGCTGACATTAAGGTTGCTGCGCTTGGGTTTGGCACCGAGGAAGGGTCGCTATATCTACAAGCTGATTATAGACGATGGTAATTAAAATGACTAAAGAAGAATTAGCTGAGTATGGACGTAGATGGCGAGAAGAAAATCCAGATAAGTGTCGAAATGCCTATATAAAAAGACGGAAAAAGATTAATAATCCAAATGATCCTTATTATGAAAAAAATAAAGATCTTATTTCAGCACGATCGCGGTTATACTATGAAAAGAATCGAGAGAAAGTTCTCAAACAAAGTCGAGAACGGCATTTAAAAACTAAGTACAACTTAGATTCACAGCAATATTTCGACTTAATAAAACAGCAGAATAACTGCTGTGCTATCTGTAATAAACCTGAGCATCGTCTACTAAAGACCGGGGATATAAAACCATTGTCCGTAGATCATAACCATGAAACTGGTGTAGTTAGAGCTTTATTATGTAATGATTGTAATGCTCTATTAGGATTTGCAAAGGAAGATATAGGAGTCTTAGAAAATGCAATTAAATATATACAATCATATCTCTAATATGTTCTTCCAGAGAGAGACTAGACAATGGTAACACAATTACAAGATGTTGCTAATCAAGTTGCACAAGAGAAGATAAGTAACTCTCGCCTACGTAATGAAGAAATTCGTAGGCAGATGACAAAGCCTTGGTCAGAACCAGTACAACCCACTACAAAGACATACTCACTACAGAATGCTGCTAGTGGTGATAAGACACTTGCTGGTACATACTCAGCCCTACTTAATAACTGGCAGGGAATGTCAGGTAGTGATGATACAGATAGAGAGTTTAGTGGTCAGTATTCTGGTTCTGCCAATCTACCTAGTTGGGCACCAACTGCTGTTGGAACAGGACTCTCTATGGCTGGTATGGGCGCACCTGTATCAGCGTTAGGATCAGCCGCAACCAGCTTGGTTCGAGGTGATAGAGCAGGTGCTGTAGGAACTCTATCTAATCTTTTTGCTAACTCAATCACTGGTGGTAAGGTTCCCGGTATAGGTGGTCTAGCAGGAACTCTTGCTTCTGGTATTGTCGGGGATAGGTCTGCTAAGGAAATAGGTCAGGGGTTATTTAACTCTGGACTAGGTACCCTATTCGGTGTGGCAAATCCCGTTGCCGGACTAGGGTATGGATTGGCTAGGATGTTTGGATTTGATCCTGCATATGGATTTAATAATATGTTTGGTGATGGATTGAAGGGGGTTGCTCCAGGATTTGAGGGAACAATGGGGGGATTCTTTGGAAAGAATGCCCTTGGAAGTGGTATATCAAACAACAGTAGTAGTTCTGGAAACACTCCCATGGGATACTCTCCAACAGATTTGGGTAGCGGTATCTCAACGACGAGTGGTCAGGGATATAGTGACACCTCCTCTTTAGGTGGGGGTATTTCGGGTGGTTTATCTGATTCTTATGGATGGTAATGATGACACAACAACGAAAGAAGACATACCAAGAGCAAAATGAGCGTGTGCCTATTATAGGCTCTATGTCCAATCGAGATGTCTCTGGTAATAAGGATCAACGATTTGTTAATATGTTTCCAGAAACACGTAAGGTGGAGGCTATTGAGAGTACTCGTATCTTCCTTAACAAACGGCCGGGTTTAACTCTATACAAAGACTTTGGTACTGGATATGGTAGAGGTATTGCATGGTTTAGAGATAGACTGTATGTTGCAGTAGATGGTAACATATACGAGGATAGTGCTACACCCACATCAGTTATTACACTAACAGATGCTGATTCTAAGGTTGGGATGCTCCTTGCTAATAGCTCTACTATAGGAGACTATTTATTCATCTGTGATGGTACAGGTGCTTGGATAGTAAAATCAGATGGTTCTATTCTCACTGTTGGTGCAGATGGTGTAGGTAGTGTTACAGTAGATACAGGTGGTACTGCCTACCTAACAGCCCCTAAAGTTTATTTTCTTGGTGTGGGTTCTGGAGCAGCAGCCACTGCAACCCTATCTAGTGGGGTGCTCTCTAGTATTGCTGTTACATCCTCGGGCAGTGGATATACAACACTGCCTACAGTGGTATTTTCTACCACCATTACACCAGATAGCACTACAGATACATTCGCATCAACAATACCTCATCAACTAACAACAAGTGATAGAGTAAAGATTACAGCTACAACAACACTACCTACAGGAATCTCAGGGGCAACTGCTTATTATGTAGTGAATCCTACTGAAAACACATTTCAGATTAGTTTAACATCTGGTGGTAGTGCGGTTGATTTTACAACAAATGGGGCCGGTGTTATTAGTGTTAGTACAGGGGCACCCACAACACATGGAACAGCAACAGCAGCAGCTAACAACTTCCCCACTCCTCACATACCAATACCAGCCTTCATTGATGGATATGTTCTACTAGCTACTGGGAGTGATGTATATAACTGTGCATTGGATAATCCATCTGTATGGAATTCAGGTGAGTATCTTTCTGCGGAGATGTTCCCTGATCCTGTTGTAGCACTTGCTAGGCAGAACAATCAGGTTGTTGTTTTTGGAGGTTCTTCTACGGAGTTCTTTTATGATGCGGCTAACGTAAGTGGTAGCCCACTAACACGCAACGAATCTACTACACTACAGATGGGATGTGCAATGCCTTACGCTGTCTTCCAGACAGAGAAGACATTTATGTTTGTGGGTCAATCAGAGTCTGGTGGTAGAGCAGTGTGGCAAGTAGATGGTTTCCAGCCAAAAAAGATATCAGATGAATATATTGAGCGTATCTTAGATGGAGAGGCCACACCAGAGGAGTGCTATGGATTTGGTGTGAGAACAATGGGGCATCTCTTCTACGTACTCAATCTAACGAGTCTAGGTAGAACGCTTGTATATGATATGGATGAGAAGTTGTGGCATGAGTGGTCTAGTAATACTGCTGGTGCCCACACAGTGTTTAATTGTGACTTCCTCTGTGATGCTCATATAGGGGCCGCCTATGTCTTACATAACTCCAACGGCTGTGTCTATAAAGTTGATCCAACTAAATACATGGACGATGATGTAGCCATTCTAGTAGATGTTACTACTAACAAGTATGATATGGATACATACAAGAGAAAGTTTATGAGAAACATCCGTCCTGTTGGTGATCAGTATGCATCTGGTAATGCATTAGATGTTAGATGGTCAGATGACGATTATCAAACATGGTCTAACACAAAAACCATAACTCTTACGGATGGCTTCCCTAACTGGGCAAGACTAGGTTGTTTTAGACGGAGGGCATTTAACTTGAAGCACTCTTCTAACTATCCACTACGTATGGAGAGTTTGGAAATATCTTATTATGAGGGGGATAGTTAATGGCATCTGGACTTCCTCCACCCCCGGTTAATGACCAGCCGGGGAGTTTTACTTGGTTAGAGTGGTATAGACAACTACGTAATTATGTCTCTACTTCTGGCTCTGTTCCTTGGTATATAATTAATTTCTCTGGATCAAATATTACGGATATTGCTGCACGGGATCATGGTAATTTACAAGGTCTTCAGGGGGGTGTTCCCGGAGGTAGATATCATCTATCTAGTGATGACTATAATAGGCGTAGTAATTATATGGATGTACAAACTACTACATCTGGTATTGTACTACCTACTACACCAACAGTAATAAAGCCAGCAACAACTGTGGCATCTAATGGTATTACTTATGATAGTAGTACAGGAGAGTATACCTTTCCGTATGGTGGTACATACTCACTAACAATCACACTAGCAGCAACAGCATCTGCTGCTAATAAGACTATTTATTTTTACGCAGAAGAAGATAATGGTAGTGGATGGGCAATTAGGAGATACTCAGCTAGATCAAGGCTTCTTGCAACTACAACAGCAGAGCAAACACTGTTTACAGCCTCTATCCATTTTGATGTGGGTACGAAGACACGGCATAATATATGGGCCAGTAGTGCTACTATTACTTTGAACTCAACAGATGTGCCGGGAACTACAGCAGGGACTGTTACAATACCAGCCCTTCGTGTAAGTTGGGAAGGTGGTTTATGATTGACAATTGGTGTCAATTGTGTTATAATGATACGAAGGAGATTTAATTATGGGTTGGGAAAGTAATGATTTTGATTGGATGGAAGACAGTGGCTACTCAAGTGAAGGTGGTATGGACTTTGGGGATTCCTCTGACTATTCAAACAGTCTCGATGTAACGACAGATAATTATGCAGGTGGTTGGGATGGATATGGTAGTAACGATTCCTATAGTGGTGAATGGGATCAGGATAGTATAAGTAGTGGTGGGATTGACCTAAGTAATCCTAGTTATAATTACTCTGGATTGGGTAGTACGCAGACAAGTATGTTGGATAGTATTAGTCCTACACTAGCAAACCTCTTTAACAATCCCACATCTATGGGTATGGCTGGTAAGGGCATTGCTGCTTTATTTGAAGGTTATCAGAATAAGAAGAAGGCAGAGGCAATGCAGAAACTGGCATCTAGTTCCTCTCTTGATCCATTTGGTAGCCAACGGAGCTTCTATCAACAGCAGGCTAAGAATGCTGTAACCAATCCGTACGACAGTCCTATTGTTAAAGCACAGATTGCACAACTACAGAATGCACAGAATATTAAAGATGCTGCTGCTGGTAGGCGTAGTAACACTCTTACCTCTAGTCCTGCTGTGATGGCACAAATGGCACAGATTGCACAAGCCTATCAACAGCAGATGGCACAACAAGGTGGGTCTAACATAGCACCTAGTAGTGGATTGGCTCAGATATTACAGAGTGGTTCTAATGCTGATACAAATGGCTACTTATCTCCACTAATGTCCTTACTTGGTAACTACACACAGGCACAGAAGAACGCTGCGGCGATGGGGTAATATGCAAACAATAGACACTGGATATAAACCTGAATTTGGATTGGGGGCATTCTTCTCTGGACAGAATGCTGCTAATGCAGAGGCAGCTAATCAAGAGGAACTCATTAAGCAGTTCCTAGCCAATCAACAAAGCCGTCAGATGAATCCATTGGAAGTACAGGCCAAGCAGCTTAGTCTTGATCCAATGAAGTATGACTCTCAGATGGCACAGGCTAAGATGGCTGATCCAAATTACATCCCTGCTATGATGAGGGGTAACATGGGTCAGATGGCTTCACAGGAAGCGGCTGGTAATACAGCCCTTTCCTTACAACCCTTTAAAGAACAAGCTGAGAAGGCTGCTCTAGAGAATAGTAAAACCAGTCAAGGATTTCAATGGACTATTAATGACTTGAACCAGAAGATTTCTCAGGGGGGTGACTATGATGAGGCAGGTAACTTAGTTAAAGCAACTCCCACTCAGATGGCTTTCTTCCAAAAGAAGAAGGATGAGCTTACTAAACTACTTGCAGAGTCTCCTGAGTATATGCAGAAAGACATGCTTAAGGATCAACAGTATGCTGCTCAGTTGGCTGCACTGGAGTCTAAGAATGCTCTGGCTCAACAGCTTGCTGAACAACGCCATGCAGATGCCTTAGCGAAGTCGGAGGGGCGTATTCCTCGTACATTAGAGGAAGATATTGTTGCTCGTATCAGGGCACGAGAAGCTAAAAAGGATATAACCACTGAGCAAGCACTACAAGAACTTTCTGAAGCATATGCAGGAAAGAATAAAAACACTGGTGCTGCTGGTATGGGTATTACAATTGGCCCTGATGGTAAGCCTATGCTACAGGCAGTTCCTTCACCATCCACATGGAAGCCAACAGCAACAAAAGAAATGACAGACACTGATAAACAGGCACTAGATTGGGCGAATAGAAATCCTAATGATCCCCGATCAAAGGCAATTAAGGCTAAACTAGGAGTTCAATAAATGGCATTCAATCCCGATGAGTATTTAAAAGAAGACTTTAATCCAGATGCATATCTATCAGATTTTAATCCTGATGAATACTTATCGGAGACTCCTGCACAACCAATGAAACGTGATGTTTCTTTGGAAGATTCTCTTAATGACTTTTCTAACAAGCCCTTCTTAGAAAGGGCTGTTATTGCTCCATTAGATATTGCTGGTGGTGTCTTAGAGACTGCTGCAACAGCTATTCCAATGCTTGCTACTGGTGTGGAGCATGGTGCAAGACAACTATATGGGAAAGCTGTTAAAGGTCTTTCTGGAGAAGACTTACACAAGTATGCATCTGATAGTTGGGTACAACAAAACATAGCACCAGAACTTGCACCAGAAACAATAACAGGTAAAGCCATTGCCAAAGGATTTGAGAAGGCAGTGATGGACTTACCTATGAATGTATATGGGGCTGGTAAAGCTGCCCTAGCAGGTACAGGTCAGACAGGTGCTAAAGATGTTATACAGGCAGAAGGTGCTGGTATCAAAGAGTGGTCTGATCCTCTCCTAGAAATAGGTATGGGTGTTGCTGGCGCGCATGGTTTATATAAAGCACTGAAGCAACCCACCGCTCCTATGGAGAAGGCTGTTGATACTCTATATGAAAAAGAAACACTCTCTTCT